GACGTCCTCGACATGCTGGACGTCCTCGACGTCCTCGACGTCCTCGACGTCCTCGACATCCTCGACATCCTCGACATGATCATCGTTTTGGTCCATCTCAATAAAACTTAAATATTTTATAGCAGCGCTTAAATCAGAGATTGCAGAAGCAAGCAAAAGATAATAGTTAGTATTTGTTTTCATTGTCGTAACTCCCAAGAAAAAAAAGAAAAAAAAGAAGCGCGTGATCTAACCGGATCACGCGCGTTTAGGTTTAGTTTTCGCGTTTATGCTGTAAGAATGTTAGACGCTCGCAGATTATAGCAGAATCATCTAAACTCCCTTCAACACAGCACAAATCACCTTTATTTAGGTATTTCATAACAACTTTAGCTTGTTTGCCATAGGATAAGATTTTGTGTTTTACAATGTCCTCCACACCATTCCGGATGATGGAGTTTAGAACGACAAAAGAAGCGCAATCCGTATCATAAACAGGATTTTCGGCGAGTCTACCAATGAGAACAGTTTTGTTAAAGCAGTTTTGCATGATGATACCTCCCAGAAAGAAAAGAAAGTTGATGTTTGGCGAGTCTAAAGACTCGCCGAGAGTTTAACGCTTAATGAAGTGTAATGCCAACGAAACGCCGGCTTGAACGATTGCGACACCTAGCATCACTCCAAACTTAAGGCGCGCAAGTTTTAGAATGTTTTGTCGTTCTGACTTAGTGAAAGTTCTCATAGCTATACCTCCCTTAGTCATCACAGACCAGCTTGATCGAAAAGCCGCGTTCACTACCCAAACAAAAATCTAAGCAAGGGAAAGATTTATCATCAAGGTGTTTTTTGATGTGTGTAAAACCTTCTTCGATTGCATCTTTTAAGAACGTTTCCCAACAAAAATCTTTTGTCCAGCACATAGCATCACCAAAAAACAAGCAATGGAAAGGCATTAAAAGACGATACGCTTTAGGATTGTCTCCACAAACTTTATCAAGTTCATACATACAATCGCAGAACGCTTTTAAGTCTTTAGGTGTGATTATGCCTGGCAACGCTTCAAAAGACTTGCAAGTAAGTAAAGAAATAGAATTAGAATCCATCGTTAGACCTCCAAAAGACAGAAAGAAAGAATCCGGCGCGCTTCAAGCGCGCCAAAATACTAGAATTTTACCTCAATCTCATAATCGACGCCCCTTTCCCAATACCCACAAAGCTCCGCTTCGAGCTCTCTGGAGTAATCGCACGCAGCTTCATAAGAAGAAAATTCTCTTTTGTTTTCGGTGCACTCGACAAGGTTTTTAAGAACGACGACAAATTTTTTCATTGTAAAGCCTCCATAGAAGAAAGAAAGTTTTTCAAGCGCCTCGAATCCGTTTCGTTGCGCTTTGTGCTCTTATATAAAACAATCACTTTGCCAATGTGCCAAACTTTTTTCAAAAAAGATTATAATTCGATAAAATGAATCAAATCGACACTTTTATTCAAAAGGTGAAATTCATAAAGAAATGAAATTCATTATTTATTAAATAATTTGAAATTTCTGCCATATATACAGGAAATTTAATAAATAAATAGCATTTTTGAAGAAGATTCAAACTTTTTGAAAAAAAATTGCAGAATATGCAAAAAGGTGCGATTTCTGAAAAAATGAAGGATTTTTCCATTTTTCGAGTGTTTCTTTTTGGATACACTCAAAAGACACAGTGTAACATTTTTTCAAAATCTTTTTTTTGAAAACTTCGATCATGCTGTTTTTCCCCTGGCCGGATGGTGGCATCAGGCCGGGCAGATCGGATAGGTCTGGACGGGAAGCTCGAAGCGGTCGGCGGCCGGCAGCGGTCGGATGGCATAGCAGCAAAAAGCGCGCCACGTCTCCCAGGCACGCACACTCCCCCATGGATGCCCCGCAACTATTTCCAAATTGGAAATAGTTGGATCCCGTCTGCCCGCTCCCCCCTGGATGACCCATCTCCGATCGCCCCTCCCCCTGGTGTGCCCTTCGTAATCGGTATACCCGATGCGATTCGCTCCCCCTGTCACACTCCCCCACCCTCCCCCCAGGAGCCTTCCCTTTCTCTTGTCTTCGGGACAAAAAGCGAGCTCCCTTTCCGAGTTCGTCCTCTCTATTTGCTGGTCATTTGCTGGTCATTTGCTGGATACATTGCGCAAGAACGCGAAAAGGCGCTCAAAACTGGAGCGCCTTTTCACGTCTTTCATTTCTTTCCGTCGACGCAGGACTTAACCCACGGGAGTCTCGACGCTGCCTATTGTACTCATCCAGGGGAGCGAGTCAAGAGGGAAAACAAAAAAAGTCTACCCGGTCAGTTCATTACACCGTGTAAGCGACTGCTTTTTACAGGATGGCGCCCCTCCCTATCCAGTCGATGGGTGGTCATGCCTCCCAACTGCTTACATTTTGTCAGCACTTCGCCCCTCTGTCCAGTCAGTGACTACTCAGTGACTACTCAGTGACTACTCAGTGACTACTCAGTGACTAGTCAGTGACTACTCAGTGACTAGTCAGTGACTAGTCAGTGACTACTCAGTGACTACTCAGTGACTAGTCAGTGACTACTCAGTGACTACTCAGTGACTACTCAGTGACTAGTCAGTGACTAAAAAATTTTTTATCCAACAAAATCAAGGACTTCCGAGACGGTGTGTGCGCAAATTTGTGCGGGATAAGAATAGAAAAGAAAAGAATAGATAAGAAAAGAATAAGAAAAGAATTAGAGGCGCATTCGCGCAAATTGCTCCGCAAAAAATGGATTGAGATGTGTCGCGCCTACCCATCAGGACTAAACCTTCGTTCATGTTTCTAAACCGGCAACATCTTTGATCTTGCTATGAGCCATCTTTCCATGTAAACTAGAACAGACGACTCCACCTTCTCGGTCGTCGATACCATGATCATTGGGCATGTTGTGGATGATCCCCCTCTCTCTCTTTCCGACATGCCCAGTCTTCCCGTTCGTTGGATATGTGGAGTAAATCATTATGACGGGGCCTGGGAGAAAAGTAAGACAACGATCCTTCGTCCTTACTGATAAACAGAAAAAGAAATTCATCGAGCTCGTCGATAAAGACGTTAGCCTCCTCGATGCTTACAAACAAACTGCGCCTGACCAGTGTAAAGATGCTGATAATGGAACGCTGGATAGACGTATCCGGGTAACCATATTCAATCGCTATCCTGATATTAAAGAGGCATACAGAAGATCACGACACAGGGCAGTCGATAACCTCAAGCTCACTAAATACAAGACAAAGGTAACAAAGACAAAGCAGGAATCTAAAAGAGCTCTGCTCGAAATCGATACACAACCTCGTGATATTACCGAAGTCACCGAGGCTAAAACGCTCATCGAGAGCGTCAAAACAGACCCCATAAAGGAAATTCAGAAAGCAATCGCGCTCCGAGAGGCGCCCCCAGATAGCCAGGACATCTACAACATGGGCCGTGCTATGCTTCTACTCGCATTCGCAGAAATTGAAGCCCGGCGACAAGCAATCATCGAACTTGGCAAAAGCCCTCTCGATAAAGACGGCTCCCTCTTCTCTTATACGATTGTTCCAGTCATAAAATGCGCCGTTGACATGATGCTACCCTTCGTTCGTGACAAGCAAAACAACGTTTCTGACTCAATCATGGCTGCCGAGATCATTAAACGATCAATCGCAGGGTTCAAGGAAAATCCAGACGACTACACAGCTCCCATTCCCGATGGAGTAGACACGAATGCTAACTGAGGCAATCCGGCAAAAAATTAAGCCCCTCTCCCCAAAAGCAAAAGCCTCGATTATGGCAGATGGTTGGATGACTGTGTGGGAAGGGTCTGTCCGCTCCGGTAAAACTGTCGCCTCTCTCATTGCCTTCATGCGTTACGTGATGTCTTCAAAAGAAACTGAGTTCATCATGTCCGGAAATACTTTCGCTTCTCTCGTCCACAACACAATCGATTGCCCCTTCGGTCTACTCTCCCTCTTCGACCCTCTCATTACCATGAAACGGGACTCCGCAGGCGCAAACTGCTTATTCGTCCTAGACAAAAAAATTTATCTTTTCGGCGCCCATGACGAGTCAGACTACAAACGCATAAAGGGCCTTACTGTCGGCGGATGGTACGCCGATGAAGTCGCTACTCACCCTGAATCATTCATCGTCGAAGCTATGTCGCGTACCGTAGCTTCTACTGATAGACGTATGTTTTGGACGCTTAACCCCTGTGTCCCCTCTCACTACATCTACAAGACTTTCACAGATACATGGGAAGGGAAGCCAGGATATAGACGTTATCACTTTACGCTCGATGACAACCTCGCACTCTCCGAGGAGCGAAAAAAAGAGCTCGCTTCGCAGTTCGTGGGCCGTTTCCGATTGATGAACATCTTGGGCCTTCGTGTCGCTGCCGAAGGCGTCGTTTATGATGGCTTCTCAAAAGAAAACATCTACGACAAACTACCTGATACGTTTTGGAACTACCCAAAATATGTGGCGTGCGACTACGGAACAACTAACCCCTGTGTCTTCTTGGACTGCCAGTTTTCTGACCAAAAAAACGTCGTCGTCAAACGCGAGTTTCGATGGGACTCAAAAAAAGAAATGCAGCAGAAAACGGACGATCAGTACGTCGAAGATATGAAAAAATTTGTCGGGCCGCCTGATACGTGCGAACATACCCTCGTTGTTGACCCCTCCGCTGCCTCGTTTATCGTTGCACTGAGAGTCGCAGGATATATCGTAATTCCGGCAAAAAATGATGTTATGGACGGCATAAAACGTGTATCATCTCTCATTGCTAAACGGCGCCTGTTAATCCATTCGTCTTGCAAGGGATTAATCGCCGAGATGGAGCGGTATTTGTGGGACGAAAAGGCTTCAAGATATGGAGAAGAGAAACCGTTGAAAACAGATGATCACGCTCCGGACGCTCTGCGTTACTTCTGCATGACTTGTCTTGGGGCCTTGGAAATATATACAGAGGAATAAGCAATGGCAGAAGAAACAGTAAAACCAAGAAAAAAAAAGCGCATATCAAATACCATACTTGGTCAAGCTATCGCAGCGACAAGAACATTAGACGCCTTTTCTAATCCTGGAGCTCGAACAGGCTACGGCGAGATGAATCTGTTAAACACAACAGAGTATCCGCTCACACGCCTGACGCAGAATTGGTCTTTGCTCACATCCCTCTATCGGTGTTCGTGGATTGTTCAGCGTATTTGTTCAGTGCTTCCCGAAGATGCAATGACAGATTTGTGGATTGAATATCCGAAGATCGACAACGACAAAAAAACTGCACTCGATTTCTGCCTTCGTAAAACTCGCGTTCGACGAAAGATCATTGAAGCAATCAAATGGGCCCGCCTCTACGGTGGCTCAGCAGCAATTATTATGGTCGAAGGTCAAGAAGAAAACATGGCCGAACCGCTCAAGATTGATGACATTATGCCAGGCTCATTCCGTGGGCTTTTCGTCGTTGATCGTTGGTCGGGCATCTATCCATCAGGTGAGCTCGTAAGCAATCCGCGCTCTATGGATTACGGCCTCCCCCTCTATTACGAAGTGAGGGACGAACTCGGCGCCGTTAAATACCGCGTGCATCACTCTCGCGTTATTCGATTTATCGGATGTGAAATGCCGTACTATGAAGCAATCGCAGAACAGCAGTGGGGAACATCTGTCATAGAGAGCGTATATGACAATCTCATTGCCCATGATAATGTCGTACAAAACGTGGCAAATCTCACATTCAAGGCGTGTTTGTCCGTCTATGAGATCGAAAACCTTGATCAGAAATTCGCGTCTTCGTCGTCGGCAATTCAACGGCAATTCTACGCGATGATTCAGGCACAGTCTATCCTGGAATCAAACCTCGGAATCCGCCTAATCAATAAAGGCGATACGGTCAATCAACTTCAATATTCTTTCTCAGGTTTGCCCGAAGTTATGGACATGTTCATGCTTGAAATGGCGGGTGCATGTTCAATTCCTGCAACACGTCTTTTCGGACGTGCCCCTGCTGGTATGAACTCCACAGGTGAATCAGATGAGAAGTTTTATCGTTCGACGCTTGAACAACAGCGATCCTCTCACATCATCCCTGCACTTGAAAAGCTCTGCCCGATTATCTGTAAATCTGCAATCGGCGCCGTTCCAGTTGGTTCTGAATTTAAGCTGCCTCCACTTCAAGAAATCAATCCGCAAGAGAAATATCAGATCGTCGATACAGGCGCACAGGTGCTCGAACGTCTATTCGCAGCAAACGTCATTCCGGCAGATGCGTTGCTTAACGGCATCCGAAACGCTCAAACAGATGTTGGCATCATAACCTCAATCCCGGATGAAGTTGTCGAGCAAATGAAAGGGAAGTATGCTCGCGATATGGATAAACAGGGCGACCCCTTCGGCGGTATCTTCCCCCAGGATAATACACAGGTGCCCCCTCCCTCCACAGGTGAAACAGAAAGACAGGAAGAAGGAATGAGCGAGAATGAACACGCGTGATATTCTTGAAGCGGCAAAAATCGCAATGTCAACAGGCTCTCCCGATGGGGTCAGAGCCTCAATGATTATGGTTAAAACAGGCGGCTCTCTATCGGAGGCACTGATGATTCACTTCTACGAAGAAGCGCAGAAAGAAATCACACGCGAGATTGCACGCCTCACGAATAGAGACCTTGTGACGTATCATGTCGATGCGGCCAAAGCTAGAGTAACCGAGATACTGAGAGACCTAAAGACAAAGGCGGAAAAAGAGTCTGCAAGCATGATGCGAACGAAGATGATAGGCGGAAAACTGCTTGCGCGTCTTCGTTCTCGTGATAAGCGTAACCTTTCGAGCGCATTTGATTTAACGGCCCCAGAGACGGAGCGTGTTCAACGAATGGTCGATCAGCTTGTAGGTTCTATCGCGTTCGTTTCAAACTCCGCCGAGAAAACAATCCATGAGAAAATCGACGCTGCATGCGTCCAGGCACAGACGCAAAAGCGAAGTGAGATTGACCTGCCGGAGATTCACTATCCGACAATAGAGCAAAAGCAACCCGACAACGTAGACATTCAAGAAGAGCCGGCGGAGACAATGAAGCGGAATCAGGAAGAGATCAAAAAGAATCCATTGTCATTCGCGAAGAAGGTTTTAGAACGGTCAAAGAAGCTCGTTCAGTTCATGCGTAATAGCTACGTAATCGGGCGCCGCGAGGCAGATATGATTCGACAAAAGACGTTAATCAGCACTGCACAGAATGAGGCCCGAGGAAGTGGATTGATCAATGCGCAGCGCTCCCTTGTCGGAGACCTAATGAAGGAAGGTATTACCGCATTTGTGGACAGAGCGGGCCGACGCTGGACACTCGGCAACTACTCAAACATGGCAGTGAGAACAACGTCGAAACAGGCGTCGAACGTCGGCGAGCTTTTCGACGACGAAGAACATGACCTCTACATCATTGTCGATAAGCATTCAAATTGTCCAATATGTTCACGCTATGAAGGACGCGTCTACTCTCGCAGTGGATTGAATCCTAAATATCCCCCTCTCTCTGAGGCGTTCGGAAGGATAGATAAGAATGGCCCAAACACACTCGAAAACACTTACCTCACAATTCATCCAAACTGCCGGCACACGCTCGCAAAATTTTTTGAAGCGGCGAAAACCCCTAAACAGATTCGAGCCATCCAAAAGCGATCAAGTCCTATCTCAAATCCTTTTGATGTTGATCCTCGAACAAAGTCAGAGATTGAAGCGTATAAGAAGCGAGAGCGGAACAACGCGTTAGAACAAGAGTCGATTCGCCTATATAGGGAGATGATGATGTTCATTCCGGCAAAAGACCTGGGGCCGTGGGTCATGTTTCATAAACACTTCATTGCGAAAGACAAAAAGTTCAAAGACTTACTCGCTCGCTTCCAAAAAGCGAGTAAGTCAAAAAAGTGATGAATAAAATTGACGTTTGGAACAAAAGATGATAAAAGCTAATGATGCTTTATCGCCGCATACATAGGAGATAAAAGACATGGCGCAGATTTGCTACTATGGAGACAGAATTTCACCGAACATGGCGGAAACGCCTGAAGGCTTTTTGATCTGTAAAAACGTCCCCATTGCACGCACTGGCTTTCAGCATTACCTTTCGTCCGAAATTTACGAGGACGGAGGAAGCGACGTGATAAACGTGTATCGTTCGCCTAACGAAGTGTTTTCGTTGAAAACGCTTTCTTCATTCGAGGGTAAACCTGTGACAAACGGGCACCCCGATGTTGACGTTACGCCTGATAACTATCGCATATATGCAAAGGGCCATGTGCAGCATGTTCGAGCAGGCAAGGGGGATGATGCAGACAAAATCATTGCAGATTTGTATATCACTGATCCTGTCCTGATCACCGAAATCAGAAACGGGAAGCGTGAAGTTTCCGCTGGCTACTACGCCGAGGATTCGGAGGACGAACACGGCAGAGTGTGTCAGCATAACATTAGAGGCAACCATGTGGCAGTCGTTGACGAAGGTCGGGCCGGTCACACGGTGGCAATTCGTGACGCTCGGAATAGGAGAACTGTAGAAATGAGCAATTTTACACGAAAAAAAGCGATGGCAAAGTTTATTGCCAAGAAACTGCTTGATGCGCGTCCAGAAGACATTAACCAGATTTTCTTTGATGCCGCGGAAGCAATGGTCGATGAAGTAACTGGGTCGGATGAAGTCGTTGACGAAGATCCCATGCTCGATGAAGACCCCATGCTCGATGAGGATATTGAGGATGAGGATGTTTTAGCCGATGAAGACCCTATGCTCGACGAAGACCCCATGATCGATGAGGATATTCTCACCGATGAAGACCCCATGCTCGACGAAGACATTGAGGATGAGGACGTTTTAGTCGACGAAGACCCTCTTGCCGATGAAGATGTCGTCGATGAAGATGTCGTTGACGAAGACCCCATGCTCGATGAAGATGTCGTTGACGAAGACCCTTTGATGGACGAAGAAATTATGTCCGACGAAGATGTCCTCGACGAAGACCCTGATATTGTCTCTGATGAGTGTGGCCCCGCCGGTGTATCTGCAAACGACAGTGCAATCAAAACGATTAGTGCTGCCGCATTGAAGATTCGCGACCCCAAAGATCGTCAGCGTGTTCAGGACGCGATTTTAAGTGTCGTGTCTGGTCATTCCCAGATGGCAGAAATTTCAAAGCTTCTGCGTAACGCAAAAGCTCAGCGAGATTCACAATCTCAGATCGACACAGAGCGTTTGCAGAAACTCTACGACAAACTCAATCCACACAAAACCACTAAGTAAGGAGATCAACCATGAGTGGAAAAACAATCGGTTTGAACATGAATAACGGCTTTGCTGGTTCTTATGCACGGCAGCCGGATATGATCATTAACACTCAGCCGAACAAAGAGGCTAGTGCAAGTATTGAATTTGGCCACGCTTTGATGAAAGCTACTGGCGGCGTTCAGCTCCCCACAGCCTCCATGACTGCTGCCGATTTCGTCGGTGTTGCTGCACGTCAGGTCGAAACACAAACGAACTATCTTAATCCAAATGCTGGCGGAGCCTATGAGCCCAATGCACCTGTTTCTGTGTTTCAGCGTGGTAGAATCAATGTCTGCTGTCCGAGTGGCACTCCGGCCCTCTATGGCAATGTTTACATTGCCATTAAAGCGTCCACCGGTGTTAATATCGGCGACTTCACGGCAGTTGAGGGCACTTTGAATACAGATACGATCAAGCTTTCCAATGCACAGTGGGGCGGCTCTAAAGACGCTAACAATATCGTCGAGCTTGTTATTTTTAACGCGGTGAACGCCTAATAGGAGTTACCAATGATGACTAGGCAGGTGCAAGCCCGGACAAAATATCGCGATGTCAATCCGTTCTCTGCGATTACTACTCTTATCAGTAGTGCGTTCAAAATATTAGTAGGGCTTCTGTCTGATCTCAGTAAGGCTGCTGCTAGAACAATATCAGCACCGCAAAATGCTACAGCACTATTGATTGTTGTGATAGTTGGAATGAAAAAGCTTCGTGAACATCTTGAAAAAGTCAAAGACAAGACAGGCGAAGCTCGAAAAGAAGCAGAAAAAGAAGCTGCAGAAATGAAGCGCGCAGGTGGTGGTTCAAGCAAAGGCGCGTCGGGTGGTAGTTCAAAAGTGACCGCGTTAATAAAAGCGGCACAGAACAAAGCCGAAGAGAACGTGGACAAAGATTTCGAGAGAAGGCAAGCAGCTCTCACAAAGAAAATAAATGAAGTGGTTTCCGCAAACAGATCATCTGCCGAAGAGGATAGAGTCACCCAAAAGACAATCGAGGCGACAAAGACTTTGATTGTTGAAAATGCCAAAAAGTCTTCAAAGCTACCGGAGACAAAGAACAAGGAAGTAGACGAGCAAGTAAACAAAGAGCTTGCTGAGTCTATCAGGAAGTTGGAAGAAGTAGCCATTGCTGGTGTAAAAGATACGCTTAACGATTTCGCGAAGAAGCGAGAAGAGATTGATGCTGAGATAAGTCGTCTAGCATCCTCCGGTTCTGAAGAAGCACTGAAAGAAGCTAAGTCTTTGCTCACAAAAAAGAAAGCGCTCAGACGAACGGCAAAAGATCGCATTGAAAAGATTCAGGTCCAGTATGAGAGATTTGTCGAGAATGCGAAAAAGGATTACGGCAAGAAACAAAGCCAATTACTTGCGAAAGCAGAAAAGTTAGAAGAACAGGCGCAAGAGCTTAAAGAAAAGCTTGAGAAAGCAGAAAAAACTGAAGCAAAGAAGGCTGAAAAGAAAACAAAAGAAGAGCGCCAGGCGGAACGAGAAGCGCAGAGAGCAGCGAAGGCAGCAGCAAAAGAAGCCGAAAAGGCCGAGAGAGCAAATAAGCTAAAGGCAGAACGGGAAGCAAAGAAAGCAGAAAAGGCGGCATTGGCAGCATCCCTAAAAGTGGAAAGAGAAGCAGCTAGACGAGCGGCAAAGGAAGCAGCGAAGACTGCGCTTGTAGAAATGGGTAAGGATGTCGGCAAACATGCGGCAAATGCTGTTGTCGAGTCTGTCAAATCAGGCATGCAGGGCCGTAGAAAGAAACAAGAACCGAAGATAACCCCAGTCTTCAAGCAATTGCCAACATCTAAGGCAGTTCAAAAATCGTTACCGTTTGGCGATGATTTGAGACGTCTGAAAGACAAGTTAAGGAGAATGAGAAATGCCGGGTGTCTATGAAATGGGTAGCGGCGAGTACAGTGTTAGGAAACCTGGCATCGCAAGTCGTGTGAAGAAGTTTCTCAAAAAGCTGATTCAAAAGCTACTTGCGAGAGTTCTTCAAGCGATCAAGGCAAGTTATGGTTCGATTCCGATGTTCGCGTTAGCTATGGCAAAGATAGCGGCAGGCGCAGTAACACCTAAGCTAGTCTCAATTGCAAAACAGAAGTTAGGTCCGAAAGCTCAGGCTATGTTAGAGCGAAAGTTTCAGAAGCTATCGCTTCAACAGATTCAAAAGCTAATCGATCGTTTCCAAAAGTTGCTGCCACTCATTGAAAAAGTTTTCCCCCTGCTTCAAAAAGCCTATGCTATGTTGACGGGTTAGATTTAACAAGATAATTGGAGGTAACATGAATAGAGCTCGGACAAAACACGAAATGCGCATCAGAGATACGAACACGATGTACCTAGATGCCCGACAACGATACAACGATGCTATCGCAGATATGATTCTTGCCGGAATCAAAAAGCTTGAGGCGTTCGTCAAAAACTCTATCACGAAGAGCCTTGAAAGAGCTGCGGCAGAGTTAAAGAAAGCAGCAGATGGTGATATGGGCGGTTTCAAACGTGCGGAAAAACAGGTTGCATCTGCCGCTCGAACATGTAAGATTTGCATCAAGATTTCGGAAGGTCTTTTGAAAATCGCTAAAAAGCTCGGCGCATAACATCAATGGAGACTAACAATGGATAAGTCAAAGTTGAAAAAAATACGCAGAACTGCTTTGTTTCTTGACAAAGAAGAGAAAAGCCGCGGCGATGAGCTCATGGACAAGATGATTTCTTATGCGATCAAACAGATAATCGATGGATTTGTTGATTCGTACAAGGTCATTGTTAAGGCAAAACAAGAACAAGAAACAGCAAGAGTGAAGGCCGAGGAAGCACTGCGTGTGCTAAAAGAGAAAGAAGAGGCCGAAAAAAGAAAAATCAAGTTTGGAAAGCTTGAGTTTCATTCGGGCGCTTTTGGCAGCAAAGGAGCAAAATTCATAATCCCGGCGATGGCTACGCTGGGGACAGCAGTATCCATTGTTGCCATGCTTATGAGAAATTTAGACAACGCGCGTCGAGTAAGTGGCGAA